AATGATCTAAGAAGTTAGAACCGTAAACCCGAAGCGCGGCCGGCGCGAAAACCGGCCACTAATCACCACCCATGAGTGACGCGGGCGCAAAATGGCACTGAGAGATTCCGTTCTTAATATCGTAATCAGAGCCCGTGACGCTACAGGCAACGGCTTAAGGCGGCTGCGTGGCAGCTTAGGCGGCGCAGAAACCCAGGCCAACAATCTGGCCAGTAGCATCAAGCGAGCTGTTGCTGGCATTGCCGCCCTTGCTGCGACCTACCTATCGCTACGCGCGATTACCGGATTTTTCACCAGCGCGGTAAAAGAAAGCGCAGATTTCGAAGAGCAGCTGGCCAGAGTAAAGGCCGTAAGCGGAGCCACTGCTGAGGAAATGGCTCGTCTGAAAGCGGCCGCAACCGAAATGGGTGCTGCAACAACGTTCAACGCCAGCCAGGTCGCGAACGCCATGGAAACCCTCAGCCGTGCAGGCTTGAACACCGAACAAACTCTGCAGGCCCTGCCGGAAGTCCTCGCACTGGCGCGAGGCAACAGCATCGAGCTGGCGGAAGCGGCAGGCCTGGTTACACAATCTATTCAAGGCATGGGCGCCGAATTCGATCAATCGGGCCGGTACGCTGACGTACTGACTCGCGGCGCCCAGCGAGCCAACACAAGCGTGGTCGGCCTAGGGCAAGCCCTGAGCTATGCCGCACCGACTGCACGCGCCTTGGGCCTTGACGTTGAAAAGACTGCCGCCCTCGTCGGCAAGCTGGCGGACTCCGGCATTGATGCCAGCCGGGCCGGTACCGCACTGAACAGCATCTTCAGTCAATTCCAAGATCCGGCCTCAAAGTTTCGCGGCGAACTGGATGCCCTTGGGATCACCACCAATGATTTTAATGCCGCCCTTGAACAGCTAGAGGCCAGCGGAACCAATGGCCAGGCCGCGATCAACGCCGTCGGCATGGAAGCAGGGCCGGCACTTCGCTCGCTGCTGGCACAAGGCACAGACAGCCTGCGCGAACTGGAAGCGGAGCTGCGCAACGCCGGCGGGGCGGCGCAGCAAGCTGCCGACACAATGGACGACACTTTGCCGGGTGCGCTCGAGCGACTAAGCAGCGCATGGCGAACCCTTCAGCGGTCTATAGGCGACAACGTGCTAGGCCCCGCTAAGAAAGCGGTAGACGAACTAGCGGACGGCATCCGGCAATTTGTCGAAGACGGCGGAGCGGAGGAACTGGGCCGGCAATTCGGCGAAGTGTTTACAAAGATTACCGACCAAGCCCGTGAGTTCATGAAGACCTTTGATTTTAAAGGAGCCATGGATAAAGCAGCGATCGCCTTGGAGACTTTCGGAGAAAAAGCGAAAAGCACAGGGCGAGCACTGGAACTGACCGGCACTGTCATCAGCACAGTCTGGAACGGCATTGGCTTCATCGTTGGCGGTGCTATGGCCACGATTGCCAAGGGCCTATCGCTGATCGGTTTCGGCGCCAGCGGAGCCATCCAGATCCTGAACAAGCTGGGCATTGTATCCGACGACTTCGCCGCCAAAGCGAGCATGCATGCCAACGCACTGAACGCCTCCGCCGACGCCATGATGAATTATTCAGTCGGCGCGCTAACCCAGGTAGGCCAGAACCTTGGCGTGGTTGCGGAAGAAACCGAAAAGGCCACCGTGGCCACCAAGGCCCAGACGAAGGCCGCGCAAGACGCTGCCGTCGCCAACAACTTCTGGGCCTGGGCCGCGAAAAACACCGCCGATGCACAGGCAGAGGTTGGCGCCGAAACGGCTAAAACCGCTTTAGAAACTGAAAACCAGAACGAAAAGGTTCGCTCTCTTAAAGCCCGATACGACGAACTAAAAACAAGTGGTACCGCCTCCGTGCAGGAGCTGGGCGAGGCGCTGGTCGCATTGACCCAAGCCCAGGATGCCGCCGTTCAATCATCGTCCAAGCTTGAAGCTGCTTATCGGACCCTGGGCGTGACCAGCCAGGCGGAACTGATACAGGCCGCGGAAACCGCTAAGAAATCGTTTGAGACAATCCAGGAGAGCGGTACAGCCAGCGCACTGGATGTCGAGGCGGCCTTCAAAGCCTACGCAAAGGCTGCACAGGAATCCGGCGACAAGGCAATTATAACCACCGCTGCCCTAGCCGGTGCAGCCGCAGGCGTTGTCGAGGACATGGGCGCCGCTGCCGATAGTGTCGCAAAGGTCGGCAACGAGGCGGAAGTCGCTGCAAGTAAAGTCGCCAGCCTGGCAAGCAGTACCATAGACGCCGCCGAAGCGGCTGGTCAGGCGCGCGACGGTTTTCGCCAAGCCCTGGGTGATGCCTTTGGCGCGGCTCTTACATCTGCCCGTGTTGGCGTAACACAGCTCAGCGTAGCTGCCCGGAACCTTTTTGAAAGAAAAAACGGCAGCAACGCGTTTGTCGAAGACACGATAAACCTGCGCGAACAGCTCGAAAAAACCACCGAACAAGTGACCAAACTTGCAGACTCATCGCGCCGGATTTTGAGCAACAAGCTATCTGGGTGGTTTGTCGAAGTCGCCCTGTCCGCCGCCGAAGTCAGAAAACAATACTACGAACAAGCCGTTGCACTTGAGTCGCTAAACGAACGAATCGTATCCGGACAGATGAGCCTGAGCACTCTTGATGCCGTCGCAGCCCAGGCAAACAACAAATTCAACCTGCTAGACAAGCAAACTTTGGCAGGCCTGCAATCCGCCATAGACGCCGCCCGCAGCAAAATCGAAAGCCTGAACAGCAGCGCAGAATCCACCCTAAACTCCCTAAGCCAGCGCCTTGCCGAGATTCAAGGCGATACGGAAGAAGCCCAACGGCTGCAGTACGAAGCCGAAAAGAAGCGCCTGGTTGAAATGCAAAGACAGGCTCAGCAGGAAGGTGCCGACAATGCCGCCGCTGACTACGGCAAAGCGCTAGACCAGTTGAAACAAATCAACAGCATCGAACAAAGAAACCGCACTGAAGCAGAAAACGCCCGCGAGAAAGAAGCTGCAGACCGTCAACGCGATCAGGAAAGGGCAGAACGCGAACGTCAGTCTTCTGAGCGCCAGCGCAATACAACAACAAATCGCCAGCAAAGCCAGCCGAGCCGCGCCAGCCAGACCATCGTGCTGCAGTCGCCAACAGGCGGCCAAACCGAAATTCAAACCGAAGACCCGCAAGGCCTGCTGCAAATACTGGAGCAAGCCGGACTCAGGAGCGCCCGATGACCCTGGAAATCAGCCTTACCGACGGGGCCACCGTAATCAACCTGCCGCCAGACCTAGAGTGGCGTGATGAGTTTGAATGGACGCCGGTGGAACACAGCACCGACTACAGCAACACCGGCGCCCTGATAGTGCAAGAAGGCGAGCGTCAAGACGGCCGCCCCATCACCCTATTCGGTGGCCGGGGCGTTTGGGTCGAACGGTCAACCGTTGAAGCGCTGTATGCCATGGCCAGTGTGCCAGACCAAGTTATGACGCTGGCACTTTGGGGTCGCACATTTTCCGTGATATTCCGCCGGCCCGCTATCGACGCTGAATCCATTCGCCGCCTGGCTAACCCCGGGGCAACCCATAAGTACGCCATCACCATCAACCTAATGGAGATCACCCAATGACAATAACCAGCGACCAGATCGTACTCGCCGAATCCGAAGTGATGGCCGACACCGACGACGGCGGCGGGCGCATGAGTGGCCGGATCGTTGTCAGCGGCCAAGTCAATAACACCTTTCCCGACATCAGCCGAGTGGACCGAGTGTACGGCCGCGTAAACCTGCGCAAGCTGTACCTCTACATCAACGCCGCCAACCAGGACACACTTCTGGGCGCACACACCATTCTGAGCCAACGGCCAACCGACCCGAACGTCCACGCCCTGCTGTTCACAACAGGCAGCCACACCGACCGGCGCACCGAAGCGCAAGACCGAATCGAGAGCTACGTGGTGGCGAGCACCGAGGCGTCGTTCTGGCTCTGGGGCAAACAACTGGCAGGCCAGAGAGCCGTCCAGGCCCTAGCTTTTCCCAACAACCAGCGCGACCCTGAGCCGGGGCAGATTTTTGTACTGAAAGACCTTGAAGCCGGCGCGGAACAGTACGTGCGCGTTACGGGCGTTGATATTGATGAGCAGGTTTTCACGATCGACCGCGGAAACAGCTTTCACCGGTTCAAAATGAAAACCTACGCGATCGAGCTGGCGCAGCCGTTACGCGAAGACTTCCAGGGAAGCGATCCGCACCCCACCGGCAACCGGATCAGCAGCACCAAAATCCTGAAAACCCAAGTGGCCGACGCGGCAAAATACATGGGGGCCTCTCCCCTGGCAGGCCCCGCGGCCGTCGGCGACCGGACGATTCGTGTCGAAAGCGCCTACTCGCCCCTGGTACCCAGCGCGCAATCAGAAAACGCGATAACCGATCAGGCGGCCGGCGCCGAGGCTGCCATCATCCGGCCTGCCAGCAACAGCACAATCACCCTGAGCAACGTATCCGGAGTGACCACTGACGCCAACGGCGCGGGCATCTACTACACCGGCCGAGCCATTGTGCCCGGCACCCTGCGCATCACCGGCACGAATGGCGAGTACAGCGACAGCGGCGGAAAGCTGGTACACACCGGAGGCAGCAACCGGCTGGATGAAGAAACCAGCGAGGTGGACTACATCAATGGCCAGATCCGCGCGTTCTATTCGGGAGGCAACACAGACTACAGCACCACCCTCACATTCCAGCCCGGCGCCGTGGTCAACCAGCAGACAAAGCAAGCAAGCCTTGAAGTGAGCCAGCAGACGCGCTCCCT